CCTGAGTCATACCAACACGCATTGAAGCCACCATCACACGAGCTTGTTCAGCTGCGAGATCTTGAGTATCCATACGTAGACCACGCTGACTGCCAGCTAGGAAGTTAGGAAGGTAAACTGCCATAGCAGCAATGTTTGTTAATGCAGTGCCTGCAGCTGGAGTACCTGGTTTAAGGGGCATTTCGCCAGAAGTAATAACTGGTGATCCACCAATTTGACCAATTTGACCAGTTAGAATAGTAGCTTGTGGGCCTACTTTTTCCATTGTCATGAAAGATGCGTCTTCTAATAGATCATAGTATGTATCGTTATTAACGATATAAACTACTTCTGCTGGGTCAAGACCATAATTACCTAATTGAGCACGTAAACCACGTAGTTTAGCAATAGTTACAGCTCCAGCTGCAACTGTTTGTAACAGAGCAGCATTACCAACAGATGTACCAGCACGACTTGCTAGACCTTGAATTGGCACAGTAGCATCACCGCCACCTACTAACATAGCTGAGTCAATTGCTTTAGCGCAACGACGAACCATAGCTTCACGAATCATGGGCATTAATACTAGTAGGGAATCTTCTTCCTCTTCGTAGCCAAGATACTCTTTAGTAGCTACTTTGTAGGCATTAAGAGTAACTTCTTTTAACTGATGACGAACTGCTGTACCACCACCAGATGCTAGATCTAATGTAGTGTTACCACTGAAGGTGTTAACAAGAGGAGTTCCTGCAGAGGTAGCCCAATTTGCGTAACCAGCTTCTGGATTAACAGGAATACTCATTACATTAGTTTTCATTGCAATCTGACGGAACAGGGGTGCAATAACTAATTTACGACGTAGTTCCGTTTCCATTGATAACGAAACTTCTAGTTCCCAAGGTGTAGCACCTGGAACGTGAGCGCCTGCTTTTTCAACTAAATCACGACCATACTTAGTATCAGTAATAGATTTACCTAGTACTGTAGCTAACATAACTGCGTGAGTTTTTTCAGTGAGACTAACTGGATCGCTGCCACTCTTGTCTGAGAAAGTCATCTTGGATTTTTGCATTGCTGCAATTTCAGCTGACTTTTCTGCTAGGGCAGATTGTAGGCTGCTTAGTACTTCTTTTGTTGTTTCTTGCTGTTCGTTGAAGCGCTTTTCAACTTCAGCCATTAAACGCTCAGCACCAGTGTCAACTGTTTGTACAACAGGAGCTACAACTGGAGTTGCTGCGGCTACTGCTGCTGCAACTGCTGATTTAACACGAGCGTCAATTTCAGCTTCTTGAGCTGCTTTAACTGCCTGTGCTTGTGCTTGTGCAGCGGCTTGATCTGCAAGAGCTTTAGTGGTTTGTTCAACCGCTGTTTTAGCTGCATCTGCAACCATTTGTTTGATTTCTTCTGGATTCATTTTCCATTCCTTCTGTGATGTGCCGTCTGCTTCCTTAGAGGATTCTAGCCCTTTAGCTGACTCGCTTTTGGGTGCAAACTGCTGTTTAAATATTTTATACTCATCGGCATCGTTAAATGCCTTAGACAAACTAAATAGAGTGTTTTGGTTTGCAGGCACTGAAACTATTGATATTTCTACCAGTTCCAATTGCTTGATTACAAATAACTCAGTTGCAGCATTATATTCAGCATCCATAACTCTGAATCCAACGCTAAACGCGGTTACTACCCCGTCTTTTACTAAATTGAAGATTTCTGCAGCAGCAGAAATTCTTGCTTTTACCCACAAACCTGTACTATCGACTCTATGCTGTACCATACGACCCACTGGATCATCATAGTCATGCTGTGCAAGAATAATAGGATTTTTCAAGTAGTTTTTAATTCCTGCTTCCCAAACGCTGGCAGGAACTACGTCCCCTTGTCTATCTATATCTGTGGTACTTGCATACCCTTCGATATAAACTGAATCACTAGGTTCATTGGTTGCAGGAGCTGCTTTAGTAAAAGTACTATTAAAGTATAATACTTTGTTCTTATTCATAAGACTCCTTTTTAAGTGCTCGTACTATCTTTAGTAGGAGCCCCACCTTGCGACGGATTGACAGCTGAGCCAGCAATATTTGCGGGAACTCTAATCTGATCTAAACCTGCAATTTTATCATAGCGTAACTCTTCTCGTGCCTCATTAGGTGTTATAATTCCACCATTTACTAGGCTTGAGTGATAAGCTGCTATATCTTTTAATTCGGGCTGTAAACTAGTAACATTTGAAGTTATTGCATCTACATCATACCCAAAATATCTTTCTAATGCTGATGTATACTTGCGAATTACGGGCATTACTGTTTCTAAGTAAAACATTCGCAAATTCGGCGCTATATTAGCATTATTTCCACCATCTAAAAGAATAGGTGGAACGCCAATTGACTTTAATATTTTAGTATCATGAGATTTAATTGAATTATCAAAGTCCATGTCCTGAAAACTAGTATTAAGTAAATTTGATGGCTTTAGACCGCTATCTAAAATCATAGGGCGTCGAGCCCCATTTTTTGGATTATATTTTGCGATCCAGTTTTGTATTGTTTTTTCTTTTGCAATTGTACTTAGGGTATTTTCGCTGGTAAGAACTATTCCAGGTATTGCACCATTTTCAAAGAAGTTTTCTTGAAAAGTCTGCATTTTATATAATATAAGAATTGACCTATACGCAGACTCTAGCCTACTACTACCTCTATAAATAGAATCGCTATTTAAATCTTTTATATGAATAATTTCTGAAGGTTTAAAATTAACATTATTATTATATTTATAGCTTTCTATATACGACTTAGGGTCTGGAT